GTGCATAGATTCAGGTGTCATCTTTTTAAAAGTAGCTTCGTCACCGTCCTTAATAGCTTCTCTTACCTTTGTTCCGGAAGGTCCGCCTTCGCCTCGCTCATCAACCATTTCCAGTTTAAAGGGTTCTGAAACAGGAACATCACTCTTTTCTGAGTTTATATATTTAATCTGAGGTTCATAAGCCTTTAATCTATCACTACCGCATCCCATACCAATAGGTTCAAATCCCTGTTCTCTTAAAAATTTAACCATTTGTGGAATAACTGTTTTTCTATCTTGTGGATAAAGAAAATACGCTGCCATCCAGTCGCTAAATTCTGAGCTAATTGATTCTCCAATTTCTTTAAGTAATTCTTCGCTGAATGGAGACTTATCTGACTTAGATAATATTTGCAATGGAATAACTGGCATACCAAAGATTTCAGATGTCTTTTTCAGAGAAGCTATATGACCATTATGAAATGGCATAAAGCGTCCTGGAAATATACAAACACGTTCACCGTTAAATTCTGCTTCAAATATAAATTGTTCGAATGTCTTAAAGTGATTCATATTCTATTTTTATTTTTTGTATCATTCTAAGAGTTTTGTAATATGTTGGTATAGAAACTCCTAGCAAAATAATGTTTTCTGAAGCTTTAAGACCTAGTTTAAGTATTTCCTCTAGCTTCTTCTTTCGATCTTCATCTCTCTTAGCCCAAGCCTTCTTTCGCCCTTCCAAAGCTTTTAATTGCAGCTCTTTTTGATTAAGATTTGACATGGCAACCTTTGTTGCTTCAGATATGTTTTTCTTCCATTCATTTGTAATCACTCTGCCTGTAAGAGTTTCAGACAGCTTATTTTTTGTTTCCTCTGAATGCCTATATCCATTAGCAGTTCTTACAGCATTACCTTTTTTACAAGCTTCTATTTGTTTTTCTTTATCTTTTAAATATCCGCCTCTTTCTAACATATTTTTTCTTGTTGCTTCTCTATGGTTTTTTCTAATAATTTCTTTATTAGGGTTGTTACTAAAAGTATCGCCTCCTAAACCGCCTTCGGTAATGTTGTACCCAGTCTCTCTGTTTGTAGATTTGTATTTTGCAATCCAATGCATTTCTCGCTCAGCCAATATAATTTGATCTTTACACTCTTCAAGAATTTCTTTAACAAAATTCTCCTTTCCATATTTTTTAATTGCTTTATTTAAAAGCAATCCTGAACCAAAATATTCTGAATTGTTTTTTGTGTCTTTGCCTATGTATATTTTCCCGTTTATTAAGTTTGTTGTTTTATATACTACCATGATACCTGAGTTTTTATATATATCATTACTCAGGTATGTTTTCTTGTTATTTCTTATACGCTAAAATAGCCCTAACCTGATTTAGTGGTGCAAAAATTCCAGTGTACTTATAGAGCTTACCTTTATATACAAAGGTTATGCCTTCAGTTGGTACTATTGATTCTAAACCTCCTGCTGCTGTTACTCTTTTTAATTGCTTTTCAAGTTTTTCAAGATCGCCTTCGTCTCCTGCTTTTCTAATTTCGTCTATGACTCTGTCTATTTCTTTTCTCATTTTTTCAGAAGCTTCTGTAGGATTAGCAGAAAGGAAAGTGGACATATTTTTCATAAACTCTGTTCCTACTTCCAAAAATAAAGATTCTAGAGGTTCATACACCTGAGATTTTAATTGCTTGGCTTTTGATTTTTCAAGCTCTAAATACCACTCGGCATCTGAACCCAGGTCTTTTTTAATTTGAGAAACGCTATATGATTTATCAATGTCTGCAATTCTTTTTGCAAGACCTGTTAATGCTTCGTCTGATAATGTTACCTTAGCTTTCTTTGCTTCATTGCTAATAATGTTCTTCGCTGAATTAAGTGCATAATCAAACACAGTAGACTTAGAAGTAAGACTGCTGTCAGACATTATCTTTTTAAGTTTTTCTTGATAATATTTTGCACGTTCTTTAGTTTTTGGAAAAGGTTTAACTTCCATATCCTGAGGACCTCTTACATAAAATGTTTCTTGTGCTGCAAGATTTGCATCTTTTATTATTTGACCAAGTTCTCTTGCTGCTTGCTTATCTTCGTCAATTACATTTGCATTTTCATCATACTCAAGTACACCATGGAAAACTAACATATTTAAACCATAAGGTACAGTGTTTTGTGTAACTGGTGTTATAATTTCAATTGAAGCAAACTTTTTACCATTGTTAAAATATTTTAGCTTATCTTCACTTGATAAACCTCCTATTGAGGCTGACATGTCTTTCATTGCAGCATTAAATGCGATTTCAATAGCTCCTCTGTCTTTAAATAGGTCAGCTACGCCTTTTATATCAAGTGCTGCTTCACCTGTGTTTTTTAAATGTGATTTATTACGTGCTGCAATAAGCTTTCCATCTTTCCATGATATAGAAAGTTGCTGCCCATCTGTATTATGTACAAGTATATTATTAGCAAAATAGCGTGAAAAATTATCTATAGTAAGATCATAACAATCTTGACTTTTATTAATTTTTTTAATTGATTTGATTTTTGATATATTGTAAGATTTCATCATCAGACATTTTATTTATATTTGACTCCCAAAGATATAACACGTTATATCATATTCCATGAAAAACTATACATTACGAAAAACAGTAATTAATAAATCTCCGTTGGTTAAACTTTCTGCCTTTACATCGCCTTTGGCATGTGTAAATATCCTATGATTAGGTGTTACTGTTATTGTTTCGCCGTTTTCTAATTCTATTTCAAGCCACTCACTGCTACTTTCATTTTTAACCCAATTAAGTATTTCTGCATATTCAACAGTATTTGTAACTTCATTAAAACTTAAAGCAAAGTCAGAAATTTTATTATCTACTATTTCTTTAATAGTTTTATTTCCATTATCTTTGAGATTTATAATAGTACCTGGCGATAGGCACTTTTCTTGTACAAAGTTTTCAGCACTAAATGCGCCTTCAACTGTTGCTTTAATCATATCTTCCAGGTCGCCCATTGTCAAGTCCATGTCCTCAAACGGATGACTTAAATGACCGTATGCACCACCTTCTGCTACCATTTTTGTGTTAGCACCTACTTTTTTAATAAAACTTTCAAATGTATGTAATTTCATTATTCTTCTTCGTTAATTGTTATATCTGATAAACGTGCCATTTCTGATTCGTTAAAAATAGTTTCAATTATTTTTTTCTTTTTATCTTCGTCTAGTTCTGAAAGTTTAGAAATACCCATTTCTTCAAGTAAATTTTTGAAAGCTTCAGATAATTTATTTCTGTATTTCTTTGTTTCTTCGTTTGTTTTATTCACTTCCTGTACTTTAACATGGTCAGTAAAGCTTGTGAAAGATAGTAAGTTTTTCATTTTATATTGTTATTTTCCTATTTCTTCTGTTTCACCATTGTTGCTTTTGTCATTTAATCTATTTGACATATATTTTCGTGATTTAGAAATATAATCTTCAGACAGTGTGATTTTACTTTGCATAAATGCTGGAAGATCTTTGCCATCATTTGCAATAAGAGTTATTAATTGACTGGAATCCATAATAATTGAACGCAGTTGGTCTATTGCCATCTTCTGTTCGTTTGATAGGTCATTAATATGCTTGGGTACTAAAGAAAGAGCTTCTTTTATTTCTGAATATTTCTTAAATGACATAACTCTAATTTTTAATATATATATCAGAATTTAACTTGTCGTATATTGAATGAAAATTTTTGCTCTTTATAGATACGTTGCCTTTCTTTAGCATGCTTATATAGATAATTCTCCCAGCCGTCATAGCTGAAATTATCGACAAAATCAACAATTGTAAGAATGTCTTTATCTTTATGTAAACGTAAACCTCGACCAATACTTTGTCTTACTATAACTTCTGACTTAAAAGATTCTGTAAAGAAAATATTGTGGATATTTTTAATACTAATACCTGTACTGAATGTACCAAAGCTGGCTATTAAAATAACCCCCTCTCTGTTTTCCATTTTATCTTTGTACACGTCTCTGATTTCAGCATCAGTGCTGCCGTCTACGTAATAAATAGGTCTTGCATGTTGTTCTCTGAGAAGTTTGTAAAGCTTTTGACCATGTTCGATTCTATGGAAAAGTACAAGACTATTTTTAGTTGAATGGCCAATTACAGAAGCAATAAAATTTAAACGCTCATTACTGTTGATAATATAGTCCTGCTCCATTTGATATAATTCTTTTCTAGATGGAGTTCTACTTAGATTTGCAAAAGAGGTTTTAGTAAGTTCATTTGCATAATCCATTTCAATAACTTGTACTTTACATTTGGTAACAAATCCTTCGGCTGCTAAATAGTTAGCGCTAACTTCTGTAATTAAAGGTCCAGTATAGCTCATTAGCGTAAGTCTGTCAAGTGTTTCTGGTTTTGGTATTGTACCAGAAAGGCCAAATCTATAAACAGTATTGGTACATTTCTCAAGTATCTGTTTAATAGACTGTGTTTTTACCTTATGCACCTCATCTACTATTACTGCATCATATTGTTCGAAATATTCCTTGTCCTTTTTAGAAAGTGATTGATAAGTACCTATTACAAAGTTTGCATCAGGTCTTATTTCTTGCCCGGCATAAATTTCTTGATATTTTATTTTTACAGGATTTTCAACAAATCTTGCGTATGTTTTAAAATCTGAAACTCCCTGTGTCACTAAGCTTACACTTGGTACTATAAATAAAATTCTTTCTGCTAGTTTTTTTTCAAGTAAATAAGCTACAGCGATATAGGAAATAAGGGTCTTGCCTGCAGATGTTGCAAGCTCTGCTACACAACATCTATTTTTAAGTATTTTATAGCATGCATCAATTTGATAGGGTCTTATTTCCATGTTGAACCCCTGGAAATATTTATTAACCCAGCTTTCGAAATCTTCAAACTTAATTGTGTTATCGAATAAATTTCTAATATTTGCAATTTCAATCTCGTAATTAAACTTCTTGCAAATATCTATAACTTCTTTCCAAATTCCGGCTGGAATATACTTATCTTTAAGTAAGTAGGAAACATTACCGTCCCAGTGACCGTTCTTTACAAGAGGATGAAAACGCCAGCCGTTTATCTTACGTGTAAGAGAAATGCGCAACTGATCCATTTCCAGCTCAGTTGCGTCATTAATTATTAAATATTTATTATCTTGACTTAACTCAAGTTTCATTAAGATATCTCATTTATGTTGAGTCTATTTTTAATAGCCCATCCAATATTATCAAGAGTTTTAACACACTCTCTAAAAAAATCTATCTGGGTGCTTAAAAAGCCTATCTGCTTATTTAAACTGGCAAGATCTGCTTCAACCATGTTTACCTTTTGTTTATCGTTAAGCTTATAGTCATAGTTAAAATACTCAATAAATTTATTTTTGTATTGAATGTTATAACTTGATTCACGCTTTTTTAAGGTTATGTTAATTCGTGCAACCTGGTCAATTACCATGTGGCGATAACTTAACATAGTAACCTGTGCTTCAATTAATTTATCAAGATCGCGTATCATTTCAATAACCTCCATAATTCTATCACCCCATTCTGATCTTTGTTTTTCAAGATATCGCTCAAGCTCGTTTAATTTATCAAACTCAGCTTGTATTATAGTTTCTTCCATTTTAAAATAATTTACTGTTAATATCCTTTTTATAAATAAAAACTTTACGCTTTTTTGATTCTATAGGAAAATCTGAAATTGTTTTGCCATTATAATCATAATTAGCAGTCGGCAATTCGTCTAATAAGAGTTTATACCTTTTTTTATACTTTTCGTAATCTTGGTTAAATTTATCGAGTTGTTCCATGTACGCTTCATTATTTTTATACATAGATTGCATCTAAAGAGTTTGATGAAAAATAGTTGCTAATATATTTATGTGCGCTTAGTTTATGTATGAAACAAGTCTTAATTAAATCATTCAGGTCTTTAATTTTAAAATCTGACAAATTAAAGTCTTTTATAAATTTTGACCACAGGAATATTTGCTTACCAGTTTTTAGCAATGATAACATGGAATCACGGCCTGATTTATCGTTATCAAACATATAGCGAATGTTTTCTAAATCTTCAAATGCACTGACAGTTCGACCGACAGTGCAGTATGCTATGCTATTATTAATAAAGAAAGAGTCTATAGGCCCCTCGAGTATAGTAACAGGAATAGAATAATCAACTTTCATAATGCCAAACAGGGTTGAAACTTCATTTATCTTTTCAATGTTTTCTATTTTTGGTATTTCAACACCGCAAAAGTAATACATCTTTTCAAGATTATATGTAAGATATTTTGCTGATGCTCTTTTCATATTACGTATTTGAAAACCGATCACAGATTTTTTATCAGCTGTCAGGTTTAAAACATATAATTTACCATTGCCGTAACTAAAATTATGTAGTGTTTTAATTAATAGTCTTTCTTTTAAATAGTCGTAAATTTCTAGTTTTTCTTGAATAGGCTTAGTACCTGTTCTTTCATAAAATAAAGATAGAGGTAAAGCCAGGTTTTGTATTTGTTCAAACGCTTCATTGTAAAAATTGTTTTGAGTTTTATGATGTGTATTACTCTTAATGAAGTCTGAGACTGCTATTCTTTCACCAGTACTTAAACCGTTTGGTATAAAGTCATTTATAAACTCATTTAGGTTTTTGTGACTAGCGCACCCGTAATTATAACAATGATAGTGTAGGCTATCCCAGAATAAATTACCTCTTTTTTTCAAAGAGTCTGTACTGCTATCTCCGCAATAAGGGCATGCAAAATTTAATCTATTATGCATTTTTTTAACTCTTGACTTCGGCCCTGCTCCGTGTCTAGAAATTAATATAGTTTGTACAAGATCTAAAACTTTAGATTTGAAACCGTCGTCTATTTTTATAGAATCTATTTCAGTCAACATAAAGAATAAAAAAGGGGAGTCTTAGACTCCCCTTGTAGATTAAATTAATACTAAATTCCTAGTCCGTCAAGGAAATCATTGAGATCTTCAGTATCTGAAGATGCTGGCTTAGCTTTAGAAGATGCAGCTGGCTTCTTAGCAACAGGCGCAGGTGTTTCAAATTCATCATCACTTTCTGATTCAAATGTTGATGTGTTTTTCGGTTTAGCATTTACTACATTATCAATAGTTGCTCCTCTCTGAGAATAATAAGAAAGAAACCTTTCAACCGTTGAGCGATCTTCATCATTCCATGATTGATATTCAAATGTTGACAAGTCTGGTGCATTTTGCAATTCTTCTATAATAGCTTTTCTAGATTCTTCACTATTATCAACTGGTTCGCCATTTACGATAATCGCTGTCTTCTTGCTTTGGAATTTAGAAGTATCATAGTTATTATATTCTCCTTGCTTTGTAACAATAAGTTCAAAGTTTTTACCTGTAAGAGGGTTGAAGATTTGTGTAGGTTCATCAAAGCTTGGTGACATTTCATCATCAATTTTTTGCTTTAATTTAGTACCATACTTTAAAATGAAATAACGACCTTCATTCTCTGGTTTCTGCGGATCTTTAATAACCTTAATTAAGGAGTAAAATTGTTCACGTCTTTTTAGCTTTTCAGCCATTTTACGATCAACTGCAGATTCACTATTCTTTAAGCGATAGAACGTCTGTTGAATAGGGCATTTTTCACCTACTGTAGATGGGCTGTCAAAATTTTGACCTTTACCATCTGGGCTTTCAAGCCAGTAAGTAAATTTACGAATAATAGGTTGTTTTGGATTTTTGATGTTAGGCATGAATCTGATCAATGCCTTGTAGGTACCATCTGTACCATCTTTTGCTTTTGGAGAATAGAACACGCTGTCCTTTTTATCTCTTTTGTAAAGGTCGATGTCGCCGACGCTTGTTGAGAAGATATCAAAATCTTCGATTTGTTTTTTTGCCATTTTATTAAATTTTAAATTTGCCTTTTAATTTGCCTGAATATACATTGTAACTGGCCAGTAAAATTGTTATCAGTATGATTTATATATTGTACATATAGAATATTGTTTCATATTTATTATATAAAAATATTCTTTGCCGTAAATACAGTAGGTCTTGAAACAAATCCTTAAAAGGTGTGTAGAATAATTAACAGGGTTATTTCAAAGGTGTGGATGGTATCTAGACCTTTAACCGGCCCTGACCTCTAGGCCGCTTAGAACTTTTAGGTATTTCTCTCTCAGTGTTTTCTCTTTCAGAATATCTCGCCTGTAACGACCAAGCTATAAAGTAAGCATCAATTAAGTCATCAGTAGGCTTAATTAACTTGTTATTCCCTCTCTGTTCTTGGCAAAGAGACCAAAACTCAGAATTGATAAGGACTGGGTCATCGTGTCTATTTTCAACAAAGACCTCGTACATTTCCTTCTTTTTATATCGACCTGAACCTGCTTGCTTTTTAATAGTACCTGGTGCCATAACATCAAGTGTCAGTTTGTCATAGGTTTCAATTAGTTTAGCCTTTAAAAAGCCAGTAGCAATTGCTATATCTATAATATTATTAGTATTTGAACCGTAAGAGAACCCTTCAAACGCAAAATGTAAAGTATCAACACCTTTAACATAGCCTTGTCTATTAAGTCTGTTTTCAATTGATTCTGCTATAAGATTAGCACGATCGATATATCTGATAATCTTTTGATATTCATTATTACTATAAGTATCAATATTTTCATGTTCAGTATTATTAGAGGCGAAGTTTAAATAGTCAACATCTTTACATACTACAATACGTTCTGTAAAACGATGTTCTGCTTTCGATTTTGGATTAACGCTTCTGCTTATCCAAAAGGGTTCTGAATCTTTTATAATGCAAATGCCCGGTGAATTAATTGAAAAGTCAATTCCAATAAAGAAAGAATTCGGTAAAATTTTTATCATGAAATAAATTTAAAAAGTGTAAATACTTAAATCCGGCGCCCTAATGCAGCACCTAGAGCCGCTCCAACTAAACGACTGGTAAGCATGTCGTATAAAACACCGCTTTGTACACCAAGTACTCTGGCAACTATTTTACCAACTGTACTACCAAGAGCAAATCCTGTTAAGCCGCCTATTATTGAACCAATAAAACCCTCGGTCATTAAATCTTCTTGTAAATCTGTTACTGTTTTACCTTGGTTTAAATATTCAGTAGCGAATCTATCAATAGCTTTATCTATTTCAGCTTCTTGTTCAGGGGTCAACTCAGATATTAAATTCTCATTAAGAGACTGTAATTCGTAGCTGCTAATTTTACCGTTATCTATGTATTGATTAAATGTTTGCATGTATTATATATTAATCTTGAAACAGTCTGATATCTAGCTGATTATAGAGTATTGTTAAGTCGAATGTTTTGAATTCAGCCACGTTTGTAGCAAAACTAACTTGCAAATCACTTATTGACTTAATAATAGGTTTTTGTAAACTTATAGTTGTCATTAAATTACCTTCTGCATCTAGGATATTAATATTCTGGTCTTCGATATAAGGCGCTTCAGTGCTAAAATTATAATAGTGTAAAAGTGTTTCTAAAAGAATCCAATAATTTACATAGCCATCAACTAACTGAAATGAAATTGTCATTTCCTTTTGGAATAATTCCATAACAGGCAAGCTATTTCTAAATAATATCTGGCGACCCGGGTATTGTGATTGTTGAACAGGTTCAAAGCTTACGCCCGGTAAATTTAATGACTGTATAGTATAATTAATAAAATCAATAGGCTCTTCAATTAAATTACCCGGTATTCTATTAAGATAAGGTTTATACTTATCAACTATATGCTGTGGTATAAATTTTCTTGTAAAAGAAAATTGAAATAGATTAGCCCTGGAATTTAATATCATTATTTATTTATAATCATTTTTGAACTACTTATACCTTTTATATTTTCATAAGATGTTTGCTTGCTAGGTGTTTCAAATCCGTTTTTAGTCACGTCATCAATAGTAGGATCACTGTTAGTTAATGATATTCCATTTTGTATAGAAACATCTAATATTGCATCAGATGTAGCTGCACTGTTTATACTATTAACCTGCGCTACAGCTTGAGCATAAGATAACTGCGCCTGGGCTACAGCATCCTGTGACTGTGATAAAGAATTCTGTAAATTATTAATGTCTCCTCCGAGTTCAGATATTTTATTTTCTAAACTTTTAATATATTGCTGGTTATAACTTATTTCAGACTTAAGACTATTAATCTGAGCAGTATAAACATTATTAGAAGCCGTTGTACTTGTGATTAAATTATTATATGAAGTTTGTAAATCAACTATAGTATCTGAAGCAACTTTATCATATTTACCTTTAGCATTATACCAGACGCCAGTGTATAAAAGTGTTTCTTCACTTGTGCCGCCGCCTGTTTCAAGCACAGTTGATATGTAGAATGAAGTATCAGATATACCTAATATCTTATTAGCGTCTTCAGCAGGTATCTTAAAAACAACTTCTCCGTTTGCTGGATTAATTTCTTTTATGTTATTATAGCTTTTAAGCTTAATTTTAAGTCCTGTTGGTTTATCGTAAAAATTAATATAAATTGTACCAACATTTGTTAAATCTACTAATTGAGGCTCTCCTAATCCGACTGCTGTAGATTTTGCATTATTGTAAATTATAAATAAGTAGAAATTATCAAATGGTGTAATTGAAATAGGGCCTTCGCCTTGTTGATATACCTTGTCAGTACTACTTATCTGTTCAAGTCTTAATGGGATATCTGCAAAACCAGTTGACTGCCCCATTGCTGTAGGTATTATATCTCCCTGTTGTCTTATTGCTGGTACTATTTTAACTGTACTAACACTTGCACTAATTCTATTTCTATCTACAAAACTGGTTACAAATTCTGTCTGTACTACTGTAGATGTAGAACTACCCTGTGTTATATTCATTCTATTATAAGACGTTAAATTAACTACAGTTTTATTAGTTGGTAATGTATTATAGACTTTAGCAATATTAGGTTCAACTCCGAGATTAATCTTTCTCATTCTTCGGCCGTATTTCTTAACATCAAATGTTGTATACTGGGCCTGTCTTATAATTTGAGAATTATCGTATTTATTAAAGATACGAAGTGTATATTCTATGCTATATGATGTAGCATTAGCAGAATTATAAACAATTGGTCTATATCTGTAAGGTACTCCAAAGTCATTAGACTGCATGAAACTATTTTCACTTGTTGTAAAAAAGTTCTGACCAACTTGTTCAATTACTTTAACATCATGAAAAACAATAATTTTAGTATTCGGCTGACCGTCTAAAACGGCTATGAAATCTTCATAGATGATGCCATTATACTCACCATATATTTCAAAATAATCACCATCAAGAGATTCTTGTACTACTGCTGAAAGGCCAGAGTACTCATCGGTCATGCTAATACTTGTACTGATCTGTTCACCTGGTATAAAATATTTATAACTATTAACAACCTGCGTAACAGTAATATTCTTAAGACTGATATCAATCATGCTATTAGGCATGATGCCGATACCATTAGTTAAGATATATGAAAGACTATTAGTATCTAAAGGTGAAAGTGTTGTAACAGTATTTAAGTAGCTTAGTGCAGGTATTTTTAATTCAATGTAACTCGAATAAAGTCTTTCGCCAACTATAAACTCATCAGGATTAAGTATTTCATAACTGTCACTATTTAAGTAAGTTATAGAAGTTAAATTATGCTTTCCTCCGTTTTTATCAGTAATTTGTATTTCAAAAATAAAGCCATCTCCCTGTGCAGCAAAACTAAAACCTGAAACCAGGTGGATACGTAAAGTATCGTATTGTATTGATTCTGTTGGGATATTAGGAGGACCTGTAAGCTGAGCTAATAAACTACTAACACTTGGTAAATTAGTATCATAGTCTAAATAATTAAGAGGCATATTTGTTGTTAAATATGCATAACGAGTCTTTGTACTATTAATAGGTATTGAACTATAAGTTCTATAATTACCAGTACCAACATAGGGATTATCTTCTGTAAATAGAAAATTACCGCCGGTATAAGTATCTTGTAATACCATGACACGGGCGCCATTGGTATCAGCATCAATAATTGTTGGATTAGAAGGATCTTGATAGATGTACTCTAATAAAATCTGATCATTAAGTCTTATGTATTTAGATGTAGATGCCATTATTCAACCGTATATTCAAGAGTCAAGGCATTTAATTTACCCTGACCATATTTTTGTTTTATTTGTTCACCAAATTCACGTTCAAGAGCTCTTGCTTGCTCAAGTTTTTGACAAAGATCCTGCTGTCTGCTTGTTAATTGTTTTAACTGGTCTTCAACTTCACATATTTGACCATGAATAGATCTATAATTATTCATAAGATCTGTTACTTGTATTTGTTCTTCTAATTCTAATTGCATATTATTAAGTATTAAAACCACTGATCTGGATCTAGTTCGTATTGACCTGACATTGATATGTCAACATAATAGACTCTGTTGTTGATAGTATAGTAGCCTGTACTTGACCACCACAATTTACCTGAACTTGAAGCTGTATTTATACTTTCAGGGAAGAATCCACCAAATCCAAGAGCGCCAAGTTCATAATTTTGAGCATTTGATATACCTATTATATAATCATTAAAATTACCAGGTGATTTAAAATCAGCATATACATTATGTATAAGTTTAGGTCCACATTGATATATTTTTATAGTATTAAATCCACCATCTTGATTAAATGATGCATTAAAGGATGCAGAATACGCTGGAATTTGAGCATACTCAGGCAAAATAGTCCCACGGGTAGGAAAGCCATCGCTACCATTTCTTAATATAACATGACCATGTCCGCTAAAATTATAGTTTGCATCACGTCCAAGACCTGAAGTATTATAAGTAGAAGCTACACTGCCGTTGTTATTAGCTACATTAGTAGATCTATAAACGCCTGTGCTACTATTTTCAACAACGATTGGATAATTCTTAGGAACAGGTAAAGAAGATGGTAATTTAAAACTTATTTCATTTCTATAAACATTGTTTCCTGCATTTGATGTAAATTTAATACCATGTGCTGTAAGTTTCCAGAAAACAGTGTAGCCAATAACTTTATAATAGAGCTTAGCAACAGGGTACAATGATTCAGCAGGTACATCACTTGTTATTCCTATTATTCCTGATTTATCAAGAATTTTAAAAGTGCCTGGTTCATTTTTCAAATTAACTTCTATCCAGCCAGCGTTCTGATTTTTAGTAACAATATCACCATACTGTATATTAATAGCTTTACCATTTCTTTCATCATAAGCACCTTGAATATCATTAGGCACGTCTGAAAATCCTGATACATTAAATGTTGCATTACCAATAGGTGCACCACCGTCAGCATCTTGATTCCAGATACCAACGCCACCTGCAGGTCCGCTAGAATCATAGCCAGCATAAATTGAACCAGTTCTCCTTACATAGTCAAAATTATTACCGAAGCTATCACCAGTTATTGAACCTAAATAAATATTGCCATGTACTTTTCTATTAACTTTGGCGGTTGTGAGATTATTTACATCAGTCAAAGCAAGTACTGCGCCTTCAGTACCACTATCTTCAGGATCATCATCGAATTCATCAACTTTATTCTTATAAAGATGTCCGCCTGTAATATAAACATCACCTGCTCTAAGAGTTCTCAGAGAACTCTGAGTTCTCTGAGGTGTTAAACTATATAATACATCACCTCCTGCTAATAATAAATCACCTCCTTTTAAATGTGATACAGGGGGGACTGAAAATAGAGCATTTACAATTGGAGCAAATATTGTTAAACCTGGTTTAATACCCAGGGGTTTATTACTAAATAAATTTGGAGATTCTCCGCCATAAACCGAGCCTATATTTGAGAATGCTATGCTACTTGTTATTGAATAATTATTCGATGAACGTTTTAAGTGCGTTGAATATTCATTATATGTTAACCAATTATTACTGGGTGTAACGAAACCTAA